ACCTCATTACTTGTTGCTGAACCGTGAGTGAAAAACGCTTTATTAAATCCATCAGGTGATGCTGCATTCACAAATCTTACGTCATATACCTGATAAAACGCTGCATCAATACCACTATTTCTTGTTGATAATGATGCATCTTTGTTATCACTTATCTGTAATGCACCTGATGTTGCATTATTTGTACCTGTATCTAATGTTGATGTTCCAACTCCGACTGCATTTACATATGCTGTGACTGTTCCATTATCACCAGGTCCGACATCATGAATTATATTTGATGTGATTGTACTATCTGAATTTCTTGTATATCCACTTCCTGCTGATGGTGCTGCACCACCTGTATTATTCGTTGGTGTAAATCCCTGACACAAATATCTTGTACCTGTAGTTCCTGTAAGTGATAAAGTTAAACCATTTAAAGTATCAGGTGCAGCAGGAACTAACTTACCTAATATAAAATTAAGTTCGTTGATTGAATCTTTTGTATGGTCTGTATTGCTTATCGTAAACGCTCCTGACTTAAATCCACCTGCAGGAGTTCCAATGACTTGATTACCGTGATATGTTGTGGCAGTTACAATACCATTATAATTAATCGAACCACCCCCGAAGTTCTCTATCCAAGGAGTGAGTAATGCTACAGTTGTTCCTATGCCGACACCTTGAGTGTCTCTCTCTGCGAACAAATGTCCATCATAAAAATTGATTGCTAGTTCTCCGATCTGCATATCGTCTAAACCAGGACGCTTGCCTGTGACTGCAGACCTTTTTAACTTAAAAGGAGTTGCCATTTATATACGGTATTTACCGATGTATGCAGTATATACTGCTGATTTATTTATTCAACTAGCGTTATTCCTTCTCGGACGATATTTGAATAAGTCTTTTGGTGGATCTGGTTCCATCCATTCTCTAATCTTTTGGTACTTCTCTTCTGAAAAATACTCTTGTTTCAAAAACCACTCTTCCCAAGGTTCGTGTCCTTTTCTCTGATTACAATCAGAGCAACAACAGACTACATTTTTAGTGAAATCTGTTCCACCTTTACATCTGGGAACTACATGGTCAATAGTTAGATTATTACCATCACCACAATAGGCACATTTATAATGCCATTTCTCTTTTACGTCTCTCCTCCATAATCTTTTTGCTTCTGCTGAACTTGTTGTCTGTAAGTTGTAAACATACGCTTTAGAAGAATGGAGAATGCTCATAAACTATTGTGAGTTATTTTTATTTATCAAATAAAAAAAAGTCTTATAGGACAAAAAAATACCCCGAAATTTTTTTCGAGGTAAATGTAATCAAATACTGATTTTGGTTTAGAGTGCATTACCACGAGGTAATACTTCCTCTGGAAACACAAAGTTCTCGTGTGGTTGGTCAACAGATGACATCCAAGCTCTCATACCCTCATTAAGAAGAATGTTCTTAGTGTAGAAGGTTTCAAACTCTGGGTCTTCTGCTGCTCTTATCTCTTGAGATACAAAGTCGTATGCTCTAAGATTAAGTGCAAGACCTACGATACCGATTGATGATGTCCACATTCCCATAACAGGAACGAACAACATAAGGAAGTGTAAAAATCTTTTGTTAGAAAAAGCAATACCAAATATCTGTGACCAGAAACGGTTTGCTGTTATCATTGAATAAGTCTCTTCTTCCTGTGTTGGGTCAAATGCACGGAATGTTGTGCTTTGAATTTTACCATCAGTATATTGTGATGTGTCTTCATACAAGGTATTCTGAACAGTTGCTCCATGTATTGCACAGAGTAATGCTCCTCCTAATATACCTGCTACACCCATCATGTGGAATGGATTTAGAGTTATGTTGTGGAAACCTTGAATAAAGAGAATGTAACGGAAGATTGCTGCGACACCAAATGATGGTGCGAAGAACCAACTGTGCTGACCTAAAGGATAGATCAAAAAGATGCTTGTGAAGACTGCAATAACAGCAGAGAATGCGAGTGCGTTGTAAGGACGAATCCCAACAAGACCTGCGATCTCAAACTGACGAAGCATGAAACCTATAAGTCCAAAGACTCCATGTAATGCTACAAAGTTCCATAAACCTCCAAGTTGTAACCAACGAACGAATGAACCTTGTGCTTCAGGTCCCCAAAGGAACATGAGACTATGACCCATTGCGTCACCAGGTGTGGAGACTGCTGCTGTTAAGAAGTTTGCTCCTTCAAGATATGAAGATGCGATACCATGTGTATACCATGATGTAACGAAAGTAGTTCCTAAGAACCAACCACCGATTGATAGGTATGCACAAGGCAGAAGTAGAAGACCAGACCATCCTATGAATACAAAACGATCTCTCTTTAACCAGTCGTCAAGAACATCAAACCAACCCCTTGTAGGTGCTTGTAAGGTAGATGCTACCATTAATTTCTCCTATGAAAAAGGCACCCGAAGGTGCCCTGATTTAGTTGTGGTTAATAATTAACCGATTGTAGGTGCTGTTAAAGCAACTGTTGTTGACTCTGCTGATGCAAGGTCTAGTGGGAAGTTGTGTGCATTTCTTTCGTGCATTACTTCCATTCCTAAGTTAGCTCTGTTAAGAACGTCTCCCCATGTAGGAACAATCTTACCGTTTGCATCAACAACTGATTGGTTGAAGTTGAAACCGTTAAGGTTGAATGCCATTGTACAGATACCCATTGAGGTTAACCATACGCAGACTACAGGGAATACTGCTAGGAAGAAGTGAAGACTTCTTGAGTTGTTGAAAGAAGCATACTGGAAGATTAAACGACCAAAGTAGCCGTGTGCTGCTACTATGTTATATGTTTCTTCTTCTTGTCCGAACTTATAGCCGTAGTTTTGACTCTCTGTTTCTGTAGTTTCTCTGATTAGAGATGATGTAACTAAAGAACCGTGCATTGCACTGAAGAGTGATCCCCCAAACATACCTGCTACTCCCGCCATGTGGAAAGGATGCATTAGGATGTTATGCTCTGCTTGGAACACGAACATAAAGTTAAACGTACCTGAGATACCTAAAGGCATTCCGTCTGAGAAAGATCCCTGACCGAATGGGTATACAAGGAATACAGCGAATGCTGCAGATACTGGTGCAGAATATGCAACACAGATCCAAGGTCTCATTCCTAATCTATATGATAATTCCCACTGTCTGCCCATGTAAGCAGAGATTCCAATAAGGAAGTGGAAAATAACTAACTGATAAGGACCACCATTGTACAACCATTCATCGACAGTTGCTGCTTCCCAGATTGGGTAGAAGTGTAGACCTATAGCGTTTGATGATGGAACAACTGCACCAGAGATGATGTTGTTACCATATAAGAAAGAACCCGCTACTGGTTCTCTGATTCCGTCGATATCGACAGGAGGTGCTGCAATAAATGCAACGATGAAACATGCTGCTGCTGTGAGCAAGCATGGAATCATGAGTACACCAAACCAACCAACATAGATTCTGTTGTTTGTTGATGTTACCCACTCACAGAACTCAGGCCATCCCTGCTAGGAGTCCACCTTGTCTGCGTGTATTTGAAAGAGTTGTCATTAGTAAGACGTTTGTTAAGTAGGGCACTAGGGTAGTGCGAAACTTATTTCCAGTAATCCCTCACTACTGGATATAAAGACGTAATTTATCCTCCCTATAGGTCTTGGTTGAAGGGGAGCAGAATATGATCAAACGACCATCTTTCGTTATTTATATTAACAAATCTTTACACAAAAGTCAATAAGTATTAGTACTTATTAATAATTTCTTTATGTTTCCATCATTGCACTCATCATAATAACGACAACACTCGTCATTATTACTGTTCCCGAAAAGAAGAGAAGGAACATCTGAAAGGTCTGATATAAATTCATCCTACCTCTTGTAATTTCTGTGCAACTGTTTGTTTTGATATTGGTGCTACATCATTTAATCCATTGGCATCAAACCAAGGTGCTGTTTCCCAATCAAATCCTTCTCCGAAGGTATTATCTGCTTCTGCAACATACCAATGACATGCTGCGTCAGGTATATCTACTGCACATACTGCCCAGTCATCTGTCCATTGTGGTACTTGAACCCAGATGACAGGTTCTTTATCCATAGCATATGCTGTCGAGTGAACTCCAACTAATATCATAAAGACAGCTAACCATCCAAATAATCTTGGAATATATCTCACCGAGATTGGGTGTCTATAAGTTTCCATTACATCGTGATAAGTCATGATAATAGTCCTAGTGATCCTGCTGTTACACCCACAGACAAAAAGAACCCAAATTCTACTAGATCTCTGGTTCCTGGTGGTATATTAGTTAATATAGTTTGTAAAATAATCATGAGTATACATATTGACCTGCGTTAAGAGCAACGTAGGCAACTATAGTAAGAAGAAAAGTTAATTGAGGCATTTGATTAAAAGAATAATTATACCGATCATTGCTAAACGTCCGTTAACAAGTTCTGCGTATTTCCAGTATGAATGTGACCAGTCCATTATGCTCCTTGATATACAGGAGTCATAACACCACCACCTTCATCATCATCGTCATCATCATCAGCTATACGAAAAAACATTTCGATAGCAACAAGAGCACCCATTGGATAGAAACACCATAGAATGGCTTTCCATATTGGAAAAGAATCTGTTGCTAGTTGAAGATCGATCATTAAGTTAATTGTTACAATTGGTAATATTATTTAGTTTTGTAAAGTTTTAGGCAAAAACACTAGTAAAAGTGCTTGTACCTAGTGCCAACATAAAAATGTATGGCACTACTCTAAATGGTACAGGTTGTCTTTTCATTATACGAAACCTGGTATAATTTGACCTGTGGTTAGGTAAGCACCTAAACCTGCGATGATGCCAAGCATTGCTAATCTTCCGTTAAGTTTCTCAGCAACTAACTTTTCCTTTTCAATTTCTTTTTTCATTTAGAAAATACCTGGTATGATGTTTCCTGTTGTAGCGTATGCTCCTACTGCTGCTACGAAGCCAAGCATTGCTGCCCAACCATTAAATCTTTCTGCTTCTGGTGTCATGATTGAATTACCTTTTTGAATTGTGAATTGTGATTGAAATTTCATCTAAGTCTCCTTAGAAGATGCCTGGTATTATCCAGCCTGTAAATCCGTAGTTAACCACGGCTGCGAACAAACCCATCATCGCGAGGCGACCATTCATTTGTTCTGCTACTTTCCAGTAATTACCTTGCATTAGAAGATACCTGGAATGATTTGCCCTGTGGTGGCATAAGCACCAATAAGTGCAACGAAACCGATCATTGCCCAACGACCATTTACTTTCTCAGCGTTCTGAGGATAGCCCTCATAGGAAGCACTTTCATCAATGTAAGGTCTTGTTTCATTTGGGAAAGCGTTTTGTCTTCCACCTGATTCTGTTGTAACAGTCATTTAAGTTTTATTAAGTAACGTAACATAATTATATAGGAAATCTAAAATTTTGTCAACAAAACTTTACATTAATATCAGAAAACACTAAAAAAGCAGGTATAAATACCTGCTTTCTGTATTTGTTGTAACAAAAGTGTTACAGTTAGTTACTTAGAAAGTATACTTAGCACCAACTTTAACTGTGTATGCATTATCTGCAGTCTCATCTGTAAGTAGAGAGATTTCGCCATATGCACCAACTGACTCAGTTAGATCTAAAGATCCACCAACATAACCGATGAAGTCTGTTGAAGACTCACCATTGTCAGGTGAAGATACTACAGGGCCACCAGATACATACCAGTTGCTTCCTTCATATCCTAATTGGAATTCAGTAGAAGTAGATGTATAATCATCTCCTGTATAGTTTGAAGTCGCTTCTACATTGACATATGGGCCTGCAAAAGCAGCACCAGCAAATAGGAACGGAGAGGCAGCAAGAGCTGCAATTTTAGACTTAATAGACATTTGTATTTTTATTTGTCTCGCAAGGGATATTCCCTGCGGATGATACCATCCCCGACAGAGGATAGTTTTTACATTCGCCACAGGGTTACGATCTTTCGGGCCCTTCGACTTTACCAAACTGTCACATGTGACAGTTGAATTTATTTAGTATATCAGAATCCCAAAAACGTGTCAACATGTTACAGTCAATTTACTGGCCGTCACTGTTGGGCAGCAGAATTCTCTGTTATCCTACCCAAATAGGGGTCATAGTTCATATAATCACGGATATCTATGTTAGATCCATTCTGTGCCCAGAAGTTTGTCAGGGCTTCATAATTTCCCCTGTGGTATGCATCTATGTGATTTGGATGAATACTAGAACCTAGTTCATACCTATAAACCAATAGAGGAATAGCAAAAGTATTACCAGAATTATAAATCAAATCATCTGCAACTGCTCTTGGTTTGACACCTTGATCAAGTTTATACTTATCTTTTCTACAATGAAACTTAACTAACTTCTCAGCGTGGCTTCTACTGATGATATAACATGCAGTAGAAAAATCATTTACAAATCTCTTATGCAATCTAATGAACAAAGAACCAGGATTTATAATTGCAGTTTGAAATACATCAAAATCATACGGTATCTTTGACATAATATCTTTCCAAGTGAACCCCCAATATCTTACGGGGTCAAAATCGCAATCATCTTCTATAATAAATGCATAAGGTTCATCTGTTTTGAGAAATTCTTTCATCGCTTTGAGATGGGAAGTTACACACCCAACCTCACCAGAGTTCATATTATCTGGATACTTACCCTTTATAATGTCACTTAAATCATCTTCACGACCATCATATGCAGAGATACGAGTATAGTTTTCAATTTCCCAATACTTAAATTGAGTTTCCATATAAAACCATCTCTCTGGTTCACCATCCAAATTGATACAATAAACTGGTGGTATACCTTTTAATTTAAATACTGCTTTGTTTTTATCCATATTAATCAAGAATGTCGATTGTTGGTGTCCATCCAAGTTCCATCAATTGTGAAATATCAGCACAGGTAGTTTCTCTTTCACCTGGTGTATCTTCTTTAATAGGTAAATGTCCCATTCCCATTTTATTTGCAAGGTCGATAACTGATACAGGATTTCCTGTGCCAACATCTAATACTCCATTATAACTACTAGGAATCAAAGTTGCAATAGCAGTTACAATATCATTAACATGAATCCAATCTCTTTTATGTCTTGTAAGATAGGTTACAGTTTTTTCTTCTAACATACGATATATCATATCACTACGACTAACTTTCTCTGCCCAGACATTAAAGAATCTCATACCCACACTATTAGGTGGTGCTTGTATTTCATTCATCTTCTTTGTTATTGCATATGGATTCTGCCACCATCCATGAGCACCAGCAGAACTAGCATATAAACATCTTATATCATACTTTCTACAATAATCAAATATTGGTTGTGATTTTTTAACATTGTTCTCCCAAAATTTATCTGGATTTTTTACACTATCTCTAAGAGCAGCATATGCAGCAAGGTGTATGACAACACTATACATTTTATCAGTTTTAAAATCACCAATATCATCTGGTCTATCTAGTCCATCTACATCATAACCTATTTGAGTTAGATGCTCATAAACATGACTACCAATAAAACCTTTATGTCCTGTTACTAAAATTTTCATTTCACAATCCTACTGAATCCTTTTACTTTATCAAACTTAATACAGTTATCAAACTTATCATGAAGTTCTGTTTTATGAGATATAACAAAGATATTTGCATCTTTTATAATATAACGAATTATTTTTAGAAACTCATCAACACCAAATCCATCAAGAGATGAATCAAATACTTCATCCATGATCAGTAGATTTGTATTTACAGAATTCTTAACTCTTGCTACTTCTCTCCATGTGAATAATAATGCCAAGTCAATACGCATCTTCTCACCTTCACTAAATGATGAATAAGAGAAGTCTTCATGTATTGGAGACTTTACAGTTTCTGTAAACTCTTCATTGAGAGTAAAATTGATATAAAAATCCATCAACTGTAGGTAACGATTTACCTGTTGATTAATAAATGGTAGATACTTTTTAATTATTTTAGTCTTGACACCATCATCTTTTAAAAGAGAATATGCAAAATCGTAGTGTGCGATATCTTCTCTACGATCTGACAATTCATCAACTGTTCTCTGAAGACTTGTTTTAAACTCTACTAATTTCTCATTTTCAGTATTTCTGTTTTTAATTCTTTCGGTAATTGTTTGAATTTCTGATTCAAGTTCCCTGACTTGTTTTTGGTTGAAAGATACACGAGTGTTGTTTTGAGAAATTTCATGAGTGAGTTTAGTAATCTCCTTTGATAGTTTAGTGAATTGACGTTCTTTTTCCTTTTCAGAATCTATAGTTTTTTTAAGGTCTTCGTAACCTTGCTTTAGTTCTTTTGCCTTGGATTGAACGTCATTAATTCTATTTAAACGAAAGGATTCTTCTATAGGTTGGGTGCATGTAGGGCATGATACATTATCTGTAAAGAACTTATGCTCTTTCGTAATGGTCGATACTTTTTGAGATATTTTACCTTTTAAATTGTTAAGTTTCGCTAATTTTTCTCCTGATCCTGTTAACTTTTCTTGATCCTTAATTAGACCCGAAACAATATTTTCTTTATCTGTATTTGCCAATAGATAATCATCAGATTCCTTAATAAGGATGTTGACTTTATTTTTATTCAAATCAATTGTATTCTTACTTTGCTCTTTAATTTCTTTAATAAAATTGTTTTGCATCTCAATTTTATCTTTAAAATTATCCTTCTTCAAGGAAAGAGATCTAATTTGCTCTCTCTTTTCTCTCATTCTTTCTTTGATCAAATTATTCATTGCAGAAAAAATACGAATGTCTAATAGATCCTCAATCACATCTCTACGAACTGAACTTGACAGTTGCATAAATGGAACGAATGTACTACTACCTAATATCACAATCTGTGTGAATGACTTATAATTAACTTTTAATATACTTTCTTCTAATAATCTTTGATTTGCTCTGTCATCTGATTGTTTATGTAATGGATTACCATTGACTTCAATATCAAACTTGTTTGGTTTGATTGATCTTCTTACCAAGTAATCACGACTATTAACAGTAAATTCAATTTCAACACAACAATCTTTCTCATTTACTGTATTCACTAACTGTGATTTAATGATTTTACGAAATGGTTTATTAAAAAGAACAAAGGTCAAAGCATCCAACATGGTGGATTTTCCAGCACCATTTGTTCCAATAACGATGTTAGTGTGACAATCTTGAAAATTTACTTCTGTCCAATGATCTCCTGTTGAGAGAAAATTTTTCCACTTAATCTTTTTGAAGGTTAGCATTTTTTGGTGGTATTACGATATCGTTGGGAGTAATTACTGCATATTTGTAATTATACCTCTTACAAGTCATTAATGCAAGCTCATCGTCAACTTCTATTACATCCATTCTTTTTATCTGATGTTCGTCTTCATTTAACTGCATTGCATAACGAGTTGCATCATCCTCCTCCTCAAAGAGAAATAAAACTTTATCTCCTTCATGATCTTGAACAGCATATGCTCCTTCTTCTTTTTTGTCATGTAGTGTTAGGAGAAACATTACTCTACCTCGCAAGCTTGTCGATATAAATCTTGGAAGATTCCCTTTATAATATTTTTGTCAAGATCAAACTCTGACTCATCAATATAACGATTCAATAAAGATAATGTATTTTCATCTTCATCCATTTCAAAATCTTCACCTTCAATCAATTCAAAGTTTTCAATAATTTTAAGATCTTGAATTCCAGTTGCATATAACTTATCAATAAACTTTTGAAATTGTTTTGGATTTGTTTTCTTACGAACAATAACCTTAACTATTTTGTTTTCATATGGTGTCGAATCAAAGGTCTGATGTGGGGTATCTTCATAATAGACGTTATAGAATAATTTATAAGGATTATTAACTGGGGTATGAATGAGGGTATCCGTATCAAATATATGAAATCCCCTAGTATCATTGACATCATTCCAGTACATTTCATATGGATTTCCAAGATAATATATCTTTCCATCAGTAGATCGAGTATGAAAATGACCAGAGTAAACAGAATTAAACTTACTAAAGACATCTGTATCCATACCATCTTCCATCATATGTCCACGAGTTGCTTTAAATCCATTGATCTCAAGATGACCCATTGCAATTTTAGATTTTGAATTTTGAATTGCTTCGAGACTCTCATCATAGTTTTCAGAGTTAATCCAAGGTAAAAGAAGAATATCTAATCCACCAATATTAATTTCTGTTGCCTTTGAAAAGGTTGATATGTTTGAGTAATCGTTTAATAAAAGTTCTGGTGAGTTAACATGATTTGTATTTTTATAGTAACAATCATGATTACCTGTGATGGCATACACCTTATACTTTCTCAATGGTTCAAATACAACCTCCTTTGACCACTCTAAACTCTGATAGTCAATTGATTTACGACTATCAAATACATCACCCATATGAATAATGGTATCAATATTTTCTCTTTCTAGGGTAGGAAAGAAAATATTATCATAGAACAACTGAAAATAGTTGTGAAGGTGTGTTGATCCTTTACGAGCACCGTAATGAGTATCAGTGATGATTGCTATCTTCATTTCTTTTTCTTTGGATAATATTGAAAACCTTCGGTTTGCTCACGCAATTCGGATAATCTAAAAGTAATCATCTTGTCCCAAGGGGTGTGACTATCCATTAGAACTGCTGCTTTTTTGCCTTGTATTCTTTGAACACATCCAACATACCCTCTGTATATTGAATTTTCATCAATTACTTTTACTGTAGAACCTGGTAAAATCATCTATTACTTGATTTGTATTGTATGTTATCTTTAATTGTGTTATATTCTGAACTATCACCTGACAGAGAGTTATCGTCAACCTTCATGACCTCATCGAATCCAGTTCTCTCTATAATTTTAGTCTTGATATCTAATTGCTTCTTTTCCTTCTGAATACGACGTAGAAAAGCATAGTGAATGATTTGAGTAAAGTAAGCAAATGGGTTTTTAGACTTCTCTGGATCGAAGTTATGAATGTATTGAACGCAGTTCTCAATACCATCTGATATCATATCATCACGAAACATGTAATTAACAAAGTTAGGTTTATATGACAAATGTGTTGCAATCTTCAAAAAACACTCTCCAAGGTAGTTTGTAATACGTGGTTTTGGTAGATCATTCTCCTTTGCATGAGCAACCTTTTCCCTGTATACGATTAGTGCTTGTAAGAGTTCTTTGTTATTTACATAGTGTTCGGACTTCTTTCTTGGCATGACATTGCTTTTCCCGTATAACTATATTTTATTATAACATATTTTTACAGCTTGACAAGTGGGTGTAATATGTGTACAATAACCTTTGTAGAGGTTCAAGGGTAATAATAGCTAGCTTTCTTTAATATTATTATTGTATATACTTTCGAGATACTCACGAGCATCATCTACATTTGATAAGTATCCCATTTGAGTCGAGAGTCCGACCTGACCGTTTTCTGGAATTATAATATTATCATCGTCCATATCACTTACGAATTGATCATAAACTGATATAAGTTTAGCATCTTGAGTTTCAGTCATTGTAATAATTTTATCTTGACGTATTACAAATATATCTTGATCTGAGAGTTCTAACCAAGGTTTGACCTTAACTAGAGATCTCATTCCTGGATGACTAATATACTTCATAGTCACAGGATTGTTTAGAATTATAACTGGTTCGTCTTCTGATTCGTCAACACAAACCACTGAAAGGATTTCTTCCCCAGATGTTAGTTTAATAATAGCGTAGAACTCTTCGCCCATTAGTTTTTCAGTGGTATGTTAACTATATCATAATTGAAGTTCTCTTGGTTGTAAACCTTAATTCTTTCAATTAAATGATTTAATGTGTAGTTTTTTCTTGATTTATAAGAAATATCATCAGCAATATCATATAGAGTTGCCTTCGATTTCTTGTCTCCTTTACGGAGAACTCTACCGATTGACTGAAGATTACGAATTCTAGATTTGGAGGGTGAAGCAAAAATTACATTATGAAGGTTTTTAATGTTAATTCCAGTTGAGAAGGTGCCGTAAGAGGCAACGATAATGGCATTGTTTTCACTTTCTGCGATCTCACGAACCTTTTCTCGATTTTCTGTTTCAACCCCGCCATGTATGAAAAATACTTGACGATCATCTGATTTATTATTATTTATTAAATCAAAAAGTGGTTGACCGTGCCCCTCAACTCTTGCATATAATATCAAAGTATTGCCTTTTAAATCCAATGCAAGATTTTTAATAAAGTTGTTTCGACGGTTATGACCGATAATATATTGTATCTCTTCTTCAAATGTTTCAAACTTATTCGGTGAGTGTTTCAATAGAAGTATATTGATATTTAATTTTGCCAGATGACCCTTCTTCATGAGTTCATCTGTTTTTATTATTTTATATGAAGCACCAAACAATCCCTCTAAAACCCACTTGTGTGTTTGAGTTCCGTCAAG